CTGGGCTTACTACAACTTGCTCTGCAGGTGCTGGTGGCTCATTAGCATTAGCAAAATTAGGACTAAAAAGGAAAAGCCAGCCGATTATAAAAAGGCTGGTTAAAAAATACTGTAACTTTCTAGTCAACTAGGTATCTCCTAAGTAATGCAATATCTTTGCTTACTTAATAATTATACCACTAATGTTATTTAGGATTATCTGTTTTATAGAAACCATTACCCTTAAACTGTATACCAAATGGTGTAAAGTGTCTAGTCATTTGTGACTCACATTCAACACATGTGTAACCTGGATCTGTATCGGTTATTGATCTATGTACTGACATTGTTGCATGTGCATCATCATACGAACACTTGTATTCATATACAGGCATTACTTACCGCTCTTTTTTCTCTTCTCTGCTAAGGCGTTAAAGTCTTTAACCTTAGTGTCTCCCAAGTATCCCCAGGCATGTCCATCTGCAATCATTTTTTCATTCATAGAAACTTCTGATCCATCAAGGAACAGCCAACCTAAAATTCTTCCGTACTTTTCTGATGAGTCCATTTTTTCTGTTTTGATGACAACAGTTTTGGCAGCTTCAATTTCACGCTTTAGATAAGCTTTTGCTTCAAGGCCTAATGCTTTTTCCATTTTGTCTGTAGTTCTACTTTCTGGTGTATCTATACCAGCTAGTCTTACTCTTGAGCTAAATGAGATATCAAATCCAAGATCTATCTCTACATCGATTGTATCTCCGTCCACAACCTTTGTAACCTTTTTAACATAATACTCGAACATGATTCTCCTTAAATTTTAATGAGCAGTTTCGGGACGTGCTCAGGTCCATCCTTCGGGTAGCGACCCGAATAGTCTGCGACTCCCCAGTGACGGGGTGCAGATCTCTATTATACTATTTATTTGATCTTGATAGTCTTTGGCTTCTTGTCTTCAGGAACCAGCCTAATAATATTAATATTAAGCATTCCGTCCTTAAGAGATGCACTGGATACTTCCATGTACTCTCCTAGAGCAAAAGACCTTGTGAATTTACGTGCAGCGATTCCTTTATGCAAAACTTCTGCGTCGGTGATCTCGGTAATTTCTCCAGAAATAACCAATGTTCCGTTATCTACAGATAAACTAATGTCTTCTTTTGTGAATCCTGCAACCGCAAGAGATACCTGATATGTATCTTCGTCTAGCTTTAGTACATCGTATGGCGGATATGATTGGCGTGATGCTGCATTGTGCACGTTAGCCATTCTTTCAATTTCACGATTAAAGCCAATAAAAAAAGGATCCTTGAAAAGATCCCATGTATATGTTGTTACCATATTATTCCTCCTTCAAGCGAATAAGTTAATTTATAGGACCCCTAATGGGCATCCTAATATAATTATATCATAATTTTTAATCGTTTGGAATATCCCTAAATGTAGTAGGATCTATTTCTATCATGCCCATTTCTTTAGCCAACTTTTGTCCTTCTGGACTCAAATGTATTGTTGCCTGCAAATCTTCATCGTACTCAATTTCTGCAAGTCCCGCCTCATATAAATTCATTAAGGATTTATCAACATAATCAATATGGGACTGCCATAGCTCAGGAGCATATTCCTTAGCCATTTCTTGATCAATAGAATAAATAAGTTCGCCATTTTCATCCATACCCTCTAGATTAACAACTCCTATTTCTAAATAGTAAGCAAGTACTTCGTCGTCGTCTTTATCTTCAAGACTCATTTATAGTTCCGTCCTCATTCTTATCTATAGTTGTTTCTACTAACTGCTGAACGTATTCAGAAAAATGCTTTCTAACACTTCCCATTGGTCTGGAGCCAGAAGATTTCCATATTCTTTTATATTCTATAACATTAGAAAATGTTGTAGGGCATAGCAGGGTGCCATTGTATTCTTTTAAAACTGTAGGAAGAGGCACATGCTTGCCACAACACTTACATTCTTTCGCTCTCTCTTGATATATACTCATACTATTTCCATTCCGTCTAATACATCTGATAAGTTTTTAGGCATCCTTGGTGGCCTTATCATGTTCATTACTATTTCGTCTTCTTCTTTTTCTCTATCCCACTTCAAAGAGCTGTAGGTATGTATGTCTATCTCTTCATTATTCTGTGGCCTGCTTCTACTAATTGCGTTATATACAGAACCGCAAACAGCATCAGCCAAGTCTTTTGATCCTTTTCGTGGGTGATCGACCCTATCTCTCATAATTTTTAATTGCAGTAATTCATCTATAAGTAATTTAATTGCAGGTCCGCTCAATCTATCTTCTGCAACAACCATAGCCATATCGTCGTAATGTTTCTTTGCAACCGACAGTGTCTCTGTATTTATACCGTATTGTTTTAATTGCTGCATCATATCGTGAGAATTCCAACGGTCAAATGTGCACACACGAATTTTAAATCCCTTTGTTCTAAGAGACAAAATATAATCTTTAACTTCTGTAAAGTCTACAGACTTATCTGGAGTAGGTGTCCAATACCTAACTGCATCAACTTCTACAATGGGTGCTGGCTGAGAATATGTATCTGTTACTTTGACATTTACCCATTTTTGAACATGAGCCATTGCAACTGCACAATGGTCATGCTTCTGAGCTAAGTCCACATGGAGAAAATATTCTTTATCTGGATCTGGTGCAAACCAATTTTCAAATCTTCCGAACTCATCTACTGCTAACGACATATTGTTAAATGCTTTTTCAATTTTTTCACGAGACTTAAAGAACGCATCAATTGCCTCTGATGGCATGCAGGCAAATCTTCCTAGAGCATCTGGAGCATTTTTATAGAAAGCAACTTTAAAATCATCTATATTTCTTGTTGGATTAATTTCCCATGTTGGTCTTCTAAGAGCATACATTCTAGGATACTTATAGGACAGAATATGATCTTCTTCCCACTCAATATCAAACTCGTTACCCTCTGTTCCGTCTGGAAGATTATCGTCTAGTTTAAAATGATGTGTTCTAGTAATAACTTCTTTTTCTGCAACTACGTCGTCGTAGCGTTGCTGAATATAATCATTCTTATATCTAGGAAAAGAAAGCAGTATTACCTTGCCATAGTCTGGAAAACGTGAATCTACTGATGCACGATACATCTCATAGATAAGGCTTCCAGTCTTTGCCTGCTCATGACCAGTTGTATTTTCTACACTAAAGCCAGAAATTTCGTCAAGAATAACTACGATTACGTTATATCCTTCCCATGCCTCACGCTCTGAGTGACCTGAGTGTACTGTAATGTTTTTATTAAATTTAATTTCAGAAGCTTTTTCCGTGTACTTTCCAACGAACCACGGGGATTTATCTATGCGTGTTCTAAACCCTTTGAAGAATACGTTGTTTGCCTGCTGTGCGTTAATAGCAATATTGATAATATCAATTGAGTCTCCAGGAGGCTTTCCGTAATATGATGCTGGATCTTTAAGGCACAATAGTAAATATACTATATAGGCAACTGATATAGTTGAGCAGTAATCTTTTCCAGATCCTTTACCTAACTGAGCAACAACCTCATTGGCTGTTTGCTTAAACATTCTAACGCCTTCTTCTTCGCCAAACAACTTAATTAAAGTTGACTCTTTATAAATCTGTGAACTCTTTTCAATAAGAGTATACTGATATTCAGATAATGGTGGCAGGCCCAAGTAATCTGGGCTTTGAACAAATGTTCTTAGATCTACTGGGCGTTCATCAAACTCTTCGCCATCCAGCATATCAATTAAATCATTAAAATTAAGATCCACTAACTTCCTCTATAATCTCTATAGGCTCTACCACTCCAGTAATCTGTGATAAGCGCTTTGCAACATCCATCTTGCATTTAGGACATGAGGCTGTAACTTCTTTTAATATTTTAACAAGGATATCTTGCTTACGTTCTGTTTCTGCAATTTGATTTGCCAACTCAGCATTATCTAGCAAACCTACTTCTTGAAGCATTCCAATTCTTTTACCTTCGATATCGGCAATAAGCTTCAGTGCTCCTGATTTAACATTTAGTTGTCCCGCCTGATCTGCATCTTCAACGGTTTTCCACGCTTCTTTAATAAGCATTGCATAGTGTTGGTCTGCTCCAGAGATAGCCTCTTTAGCCCTCTCACGAGCCGCTGTGTCGTTGTGTACAACGCTCTTCCACTCATCTATCAACTCGACAACTTCGGCTCTCTTAAAGCCTGTTACGGTTGCAATTTGGGTTGGGTTGTTTCCCTTAAGCAGTTCTGAGACTACTACGTTCATGCGATCAAAGTGATCGGCTAATTCAATTTCGGACATATATTAGAGTATACTCTTAGTCGACTAAAAAATCAACTAGATTTAGCTATTTTATATAGAACTAAATACCCTATAAGGTCATCTATATCGTTATCTCCAGCAAATCCTTGGTTATTCTTTACTCTATTTAGTTTATCATCTATACGAACTTTTAATTGTTCTGCTGAATCCGCCGTCGAAAATATTCTTGCTGGCTCAAGGGCAGAGTTGCCATAGGATATATTTTTTTCAATAAGCATGTGAGCAATTTCATGGCAGGTTCCCCAAATCTTATTACCTGCTGGTGCACCAACAGATCTTAAATACAAGTCACTGCAATTAAAGTTTGTTACATCTTCAAATACTGGCTTTAACATTATGCATCCATTTCTTTATATAACTGTTTCAGTCCTCTTAGTGTACCGATATCCATATATCTTCCGCCTGGTCTTACCGCCCTAATATTAGAACTTTCTTCAATCCATTCTTTTATTTGTTTTCCTGGATGGTCTAGCTTAGGATCTATGTATCTTATCATATTCTTTCTAAATAGCATAGTCCCCCACATATCTGGATAATTACAGTCGTCTACCTTATCTTCTGAACCAAGTACTTTACCATTTGATACTAACACTTGACCAACACGACCTTTTAAATCTTCTCCGCATTCCCATACTCCAAGAACTAAATCCGCTGTTGTTTCTTTTAACATTTCTTTGTATATATTTGTTGGAGCATTTAAAATATAAGTGTCTGGCATTCCTACAAAAACTGTATCGTTGTAGTCACCGACCATAAATTTAATTGCGTCTGACATGGTAGATGGCTCACGAACAATTAGTTTAATATTCATATCCATATTTTGAACAATAGGAACCCATTCGGGTCTTGTTGCTACACGAACCTCATCGCACACCTCAAGCATCTGCTCAACGTGCCATTGAAGTAATGATCTCTCGTCAGAAATCGGTAAACAAAATTTTGGTATTCCGCCAATTCTAGATGCTTTACCAGACGCTGGCAACACTCCTATAGTATTCATTCCTTTTCCCATTCATGAGGATTAAATCCATTAGGATAAGATTCATTTACACGAGGATCTTTTTTCCAAGCAATCCATCCAGCTTCTCTATCGTCTCCCCAATAAAGATGAACTACATCTTTATCTAGCAAGCGTCTTGCCTCTTCTCCGTGCAATATCTTTACTTTATTTTCTTTTAAGAAAGCCATCTCCATTAGCTCTGGAGCCCATTCGTTAATATGCTTTGCATAAGGCTCAACGCCTAACTCTTTATATAATGCATCTGTAAACATTTGAACATCAGTATAATAATGTACCATATGATTATGTTGAATAATTCCATCAGAACATCTTTCAACGCAAAGGTCTATGGCTGCCTTTAATAGTGGGTGTCCAGCTTTAGATGCAATTGTTTGAGTTGCTAGCCACGGAGTATCTCTTTCGATATCTAAAATCATATCGTATTCAGAGTTTAGCCAGGTATCTACTGGAGCCTTACAGTGTGTGTCCATATCTGTATATATTCCACCGTGAATATAAAGAATAGCAAATCTCCACAATCCAGCCTTCATTACTCCCAAAGGTAGGTTTACGTACGTCTCGTATGTTTTTGTATCAAAGTGCTCCTTGAAGAAGTCTTCTCTGTCTTGTCCGCTCATGTATCCATGAGTCCATTCTGGATTCTGGTATGTCCATGTTCCTACGCTTTCTTTAGCGTAATCTGGTAGCGCATCAAAATTTGTTTCGTAAGTCTGCCAAATATTTTTTTCTATACTCATTTTATCTCCTTTTAATTAACTGAAATTTTTCTAAATATCTCTGTATA